GCTGACATTGTACCATTAGCATGTATAAAAATATATGAACTAATGAAAGAACAAAAGGTAAAGAGTTTACTTATTAACACAGTTCATGATTCTATTGTGGCTGATGTTTATCCTGGTGAAGAAGCTGTAATGAGTAAAATATTTAAACAGGGTACGGCTTCTGTAATACCTGCATTGAAAGAGTATTACGGAATTAATTTTAATATTCCACTTGACACTGATGTTAAAGTAGGATATGATTGGTTAAATATGAAGGAGGTAAACCATGACACAAATTAAGTTTGTAAAAGAAATCCCTATTATTAATGGGACTTATAAAAAAGATACTCCCAATAGTGAGATTGGCTTTCAAAAATGGCTTGTTACAAAAACCCATGAAGTTATTATGGAATATGAAATCGTTGCCAAGACAAAAAAAGAAGCTGAAGAACTTCTGGAACAGAAAGAGTGTATTGATGTTGAAAGAATTGATGACTATGGAGTAACTTTTAGAGAAACTATCAAAGGTAGAAACATCAGTGATTTTCAAGGTGATGAGCCTGTAGAGTGGAAAAAAATTGGAGAGTGTATTCCACGTGATGATGAAGATATTGATACAAGTAAAAGATTTTTAAACTATGAAGATCCTGACTGGTCTGAGGACAGTTTTGAATGGTATAAAAATGAGGACGGTACAAATATAAAAAAGGAGGAACCACATGGTAATACCAATACTTGATAAAGGTATAGACGATTGGGGTAAGGATGAGCAAGAAGAAGCTTATGATAAACTCCAATCATTAAAGCAGGACTTTGAGGGAGTACCTACAAAGTTATATATAAACGAAGATGAAGAACTACAAAGTTATATAATGTGGTTTGCTCGTATGGAAAATCTTCCATATGAGATTACTGATGGGGAGACTAGGGTATGTTAGATGGTATAATTGCTGTTGCATTTAATATTTTAACAACATGTTTAATAATTTATATAATCATTAGTTTATTATTAATTTAACACTTGACAAATCCCCCAAAGTATGATATAAGGATAACTAACAATAAGGAGGGCTATTATGGAAAATGAAATAGCAAATATAAAAAACATGTCCAACGAGCAGATTATGCAAGCGATTGGGCAGGACGATGGTTCTAGTAATGGTATAAGAATACCAAGACTAGGAATTAATCGTTCACCTGAAGATGACGATGGTAATCAATTACCAGTAGGACATTTCTTTGCCTATGATTCTAGTGTAGGACAAAATGTTTTTGGTAAGCCAGTTACCTTTAGACCTTTTATCAGTGCAATGCAATATATGCATTACGATCCTGAAAAAAGTGAGTATGTAAATCGTTCTATTATTTTCAAAAATTGGAAAGAAGAAGCGATTGATATATTAGGTGGAACAAAATGTGGTAAGATTCCTTTTAAGGAAAGACCATCACTTACACCTGAACAATTAGCAGAGCAAAGAACTATAAGATGTTATAGATTATTATATGGTCTATTATCTTTTAAAGGTAAGAAAGCAAATGGTGAAGATCATACACTTGTTAATTTCCCTGTATTATGGAGAGTAACTGGTACGGCTTTTTCTCCTGTAGGTTCTGCATTGGATCAAATTAATAAACGTAAGAAACTTATGTTTACAACTACGTTTTCAATTGATTCTAAAAGACAGAAAAAAGGTGGCAATGTATATTACACACCAGAAATTTCTGTTAATGCTGATGCTAATTTACAAATGTCTAAAGAAGATATGGAAACGTTAACTGTGTTTCAAGATATTATTAACACAGAGAATAGTGAAGTTGTTGAACTTTATAAAGATGCAAAAAAAAGTCAGCCTACATCTTCTGATGGTGAATCAGCAAAGGTAATAAAACAAGTTGAAGATCCAGTTGGAGTATTATCAAAATAATGAATGATATACTACATAAAGTTCAGTTATATTTAAGCAAGGCTACTAAAGAGCCTGTAGATATTTCTGATAAACTGGTTGAGGAGTTTGGTGAGGCATGTAAAAGTGCCTTACGCAAACAGTTTGCAGAAGAACGCAGGTCTGGTTTTAAACCTAGAATGTCTAATGTAGGGAGACCATTGTGCCAATTACAAATGGAGGCACAAAATATAAAAGGAGAAGGTCAACCTTACAATGTTAAAATGAGAAATACATTTGGGGATTTAATTGAAGCTTTATCTATATTTGTTTTAAAATCAGCAGGAGTAGAGATAGAAGATGAACAGAAAAATGTTAAGTATAAGTTTAATGGGTCAGCCATTGAAGGTAGGTACGATGTTAAAATTAATAAAAAGATTTGGGATATTAAGAGTGCGTCACCTTATTCCTTTAAAAATAAGTTTGGAGAAGCAGGTGGCTTTGAAGCAGTAGTTAAAGATGATGCTTTTGGGTATGTATCCCAAGGATATTTATATAGTGAGAGTGAGAAGCTTCCGTTTGGTGGGTGGATTGTAGTTAATAAATCTACTGGGGAATGGGCAGTTTGTGAAACCCCATTGATAGATGGGGAGCATAAAGTAAATGCAATTAAAACCGCCAAAAATAATATACATAGTCTTGAAAAGAAGGAACCTTTTAAAAGATGTTATGATGAAATTGAAGAAACATTTAGAACTAAAAAAACAGGTAACAAAGTTTTGGGTATGACGTGTTCATTCTGCCCGTACAAACTTCCTTGTTGGGGAAGTAAATTGCAACTGTTGCCACAGCAACAATCGCAAGGTAAGAACCCTAAGTGGGTTTGGTATACTGAAGTAAACAATCCTAGAAAGGATAATACTTTAGAGAAAGGTGGGGGATAGTTTCGAGGGGTCTATTCCCCATCAGTACCTTATATAATGTTGTACTTTGTTTTATTTAAAAATAAAAAAGACAATGATTATAGAATGTATACAAATACATTATTTAATAACGAAAAAGAAGCAAATGAATTTGGTAGAAAAAGTATGAAGAGAGGATTCGAACATAAGGTTATAGAATATAATAGTGAAAATTATAAAAAGTATTGGTATAAATGACAAAAGATAAAAAGTTTGATGTACTAAATTCAATAAAAGTTTTAATCTCCCCATGGGCAAAGGGCTTTACCTGTGGTATAGTAATGGATAGTAAAGCTAAAATGTCAACTGAGCAATATGAACTTTGTAGTACAATTGCAAGGGGGATGATTAAAATGGCGACATCAGATCCCCATACAACTTTTTTGTATGGCTTAAGGGGATTTTCAGATGATCGTAAACATAACAAAGGCAGTATGTCAATAAATTCTGTAGCTGAATTCGGTGATGAAGATAATGTTATTGATTTTATTGAATTTTTAAAAAATAAAAGGGATAAGGAGTTAAACTAATGGCAACACATTTAGTAATAGGGGATCCTCATTGTAACCCCAAAGCAAACAATGATAGATTTCTGTGGGCAGGTAAGCTTGCACGAGATCTAAAACCTGATACTATAATTTGTATGGGAGATCTATCAAGTATGGATTCTCTTTCAAGTTATGATAGAGGAAAAAAATCCTTTGAGGGCAGAAGATATAAAAAGGATATTGACCATGCACATGACGCATTGGAAAAATTTAATAAAGGTCTTAATGGTAAACGACCAAGAAAAGTCATGCTACTTGGTAATCATGAAGATAGAATAGATAGGATAGTAGAGGAAACCCCAGAACTTGATGGGGCAATTAGTATAGAAGATCTTAAATTTAAGGAGTTTGGTTGGGAAGTTATTCCTTATCAAAAACCATTGGCTATTGATGGTGTTCACTATTGTCATAATTACCCTACGGGTGTTATGGGTAAACCTGTTAGTGGGGATAACATTGCTCGTTCACTTTTATTAAAAAATAAAGTATCTTCTACAGTAGGGCACTGCCATCTGTTTGACTATTCAATATGTACAACACCTTTGGGTAGAAAAGTAATGGGATTATCTGCTGGATGTTATTTACATCACAAAGAAGAGTATGCTAAAAGTACCCAACGATTATGGTGGAGTGGTTTAATAATTAAACGTAATGTTCATAATGGTGAATATGATATAGAAACTATTGAGTATAATTCAATTAAGAGGAAATATGGTAGACGATAAGGTTAATTCACCTGCTCATTATAAATATGGTAAGAAAGAAACTATAGAAGTTATACGAGATTGTATGACTAGTGATGAGTATCATGGGTACCTTAAAGGAAATGTTTTGAAATATGTATCAAGATATAAATTCAAAGGAGAACCATTAGAGGATTTACAAAAAGCTAATTGGTATTTAAATAGATTAATAAAGG